CAGTACTAAAATTAAGTGATGAACCAAATACATTAGTGCCAGTTAAATTAATAACACTTAAACTAGTTCCTGTTGATGTACTAAATAAAAGAGAAGAAGTATAAAAATTAGTTCCAGTTGCATTTGTATAATTAAAATTAGGACTATATGTTAATTCTTTTGTTCCGGTATTATAATAAACAAATCCACTTGTTATTGTATTATCATTTCTAATAGGATTAACATAAAACCCTTGATTTGTAGCTCCTAAACCGGTAGTAGAAGAAGCATTTAAACAAATAGATTGACTAGATTGGTTAGTCATACCAGCTTGATATCCTAAAGCAATAGAATAAGCTCCTTGATTAGTATAACCAGCATTATTTCCAATTGCTATACTATAAGATTGTTGCAATGTATATCCTGATTGATTTCCAATTGCTATACTATATGCTTGTTGATCTGAATTTCCAGCTTGGTATCCAATTGCTATATTTTGTGCTTGTTGTCTCTGATAACCACTTTGATACCCAATCGATATACTAGAACCTTGTTGTGCTGTATATCCACTTTGATAACCTAAAGCAACTGAATAACTTCCTTGACTTTGATAACCTGATTGATTTCCTATTGAGATTGATTGGTTTCCTTGAGAATTTTGTGCTGCAAACGAACCTATAGCAATTGAACCAGATTGTTGATTGTTATATCCAGCGTTTACACCCATTGCTATTGATTGAAACCCCTGACTTATATTTCCAGAATTAAGTCCAATTGCTACAGATTGACTATTTTGATTTTGGTATCCAGCTTGAGAACCTAAAGCAACTGACTGATTTCCTTGATTTTGATATCCAGAATCATATCCTATAGCTACACTTTGAAATTTTTGCGAACTTTGTCCAGAATTTCTTCCAATAGCAATAGTATCTGTTCCTTGATTTATTAATCCTGATTGAAAACCAAGTGCTATCGCATAAGTTCCCTGAGTTCCTTGACCCGCTTGAATTCCTATGGCTATTGCTCCTGTCATTTGTCCAGTTTGACCTGCTAATACACCAATAGCAATTGCACCAGACCCTTGAGAATACTGCCCTGCTTGATAACCAATAGCAATTGCACCACATTGTTGGTTAAATTGACCGGCATTTAATCCTAAATCTATATTTGAATTATTCAAAGTAAAGTTTGTAGTTGTAATATTTGTTCCGGTTAAATTAATAGCACTTAAACTGGTTCCACTTGCTGAACTAAATAAAAGAGAAGAAGTATAAAAATTAGTTCCAGTTGCATTTATATAGTTAAAATTAGGACTATATGTTATTTCTTTTGTTCCTGTATTGTAATAAACAAATCCACTTGTTATTGTATTGTCATTTCTAATAGGATTAACGTAAAATCCTTGATTAGTAGGAGATAAACTAGAAGAAGAAGCATTAAAACAAATAGATTGACTCGATTGATTAGTCATACCAGCTTGATATCCTAAAGCAATAGAATAATCTCCTTGATTGGTATAACCAGCATTATTTCCAATTGCTATACTATTTTGTTGCTGTGAATATTGACCAGCACTGTTTCCAATTGCTATAGAATCATGTTGCTGTGAATATTGTCCTGCTTGTAATCCAATTGCTAATGAATTGTATTGTTGACTTATTTGACCTGAATTAGCACCAATTGCAATACTATTTGGTTGTTGAAATTGAACTGCTGAATAAGAACCAATAGCAATACTATTTGCGGATTGTGAATACTGTCCGGAACCAATACCAATTGCTAATGAATTTGTTCCTTGACTATTTTGTCCAGATTGGATACCAATCGCAATTGAACTGGGTTGTTGAGAATATTGTCCGGCTTGATATCCAATAGCAATTGCTCCACATTGCTGGTCAAATTGTCCAGCACTTGAACCTAAATCTATATTTGTATTATCTAGAGTAAAATTTGAGGTATAAATTCCTGTGGCTGTCAATATATTTGTAATGATATTATCACCTGGTGTGAATGTACCAGTAGGACCTGTTAAACCAATAGGTCCAGTTGGACCAGTAGGACCTGTCGAACCTGTAGGACCAGTATTTCCACTACCATGACCACTACCAGTATATCCAGGTACCATGTTTGGATGTTGATAAAACACATTTGATACTTGGACACCTAAAGGGTTATTATTTGCTCTCGCTGGAACAACAGTAGATATAACAAATTTAGTATCATTACTTGTCATTTTTATTATATATTTTATATATTTTATATATTTTATATATTTTTTATATTATAAATTATATTTTCTTAAAAAAATGATTTTATAGTAAATAACTAAATTATAACTAAATATTATACAAATCGTTTTTTAAAATGAATAAAAATAACAAATCTATTGGAAATATTCATTTGATATTGGGATGTATGTTTTCAGGTAAAACAAGTGAATTGATAAGAATAGTCCAAAGATATAAATGTATAGATAAAAAAATATTATTGGTAAATTATATTGAAGACAAGAGATATTCTGAAAATTCAAGTAATACAATATCACAAGAAATGGTATATACGCATGATAAAGTAGGTTATACATGTGTTTCTTTGGACAATATTGATTCATTATTGAATCTTACTAATGAGTATGATGTATTTGCTATAAATGAAGGTCAATTTTTCAATAATATATATTCTATATCTCAAGAATTATGTGAAAAATACAATAAAGATGTAATTATATGTGGGTTGGATGGAGATTTCAAGAGACAATCCTTTAAAAATAATTTATTAGATTTGATTCCAATTGCAGATACAGTTCAAATATTAACAGCATATTGTAGTATATGTAAAGATGAAACACCAGCAAGATTTTCAAAACGTATAACTACAGAGACTGAACAAAAAGTAATAGGTTCTACAAATTATATTCCAGTATGTAGATATCATTATTTACATTAATTTTTTTATTTTGTAAAATAAAATGTTTTTTATATAAATAAAAATGGCAAAATCAAGAAAATCTATTTCAAAAAAGCGTTCTCACAAATCACCAAAAAGAGAAAGTTTAGTTAAAAGTTTTACCAAAGGTTTAAAGAAATTATACAAAAAAACAATTGGTAGATTAGTTAATTATAGTAAAAAGAAGAGAAGTTTGAAGAAACATAGTAAAAAACATACAAAGAAATACAATAAAAGTTGTTAATATATTTTTCAATGAATTATTTGAATATTTTAATAATATTGTTTTATATTTTTTTAAATATAAAACAATTCATATAGTTTATTTTATAAATTTATATTCTTTTTCTACAAAAACGTAATTTACGAGTATTATCGCAATATCCAGAAAGACATTCAGAATCATCACTGCATAAAGTTCCAATTGTCTCTTTTTTAGGAACACATATCTCGTCTTCACATCCTAGATCTGTATTTACAGAACCATTTACATTAAAATAACATTCGGTATCAATATTACATTTTTTTTTAAAAATATCTTTTGGTATTTCATTTTCTTGTTCTTTCATCATTTTATCATATTCATCTCTTCCATATTCATCTATTATATTTATTTCTGATTTATATTTTTTAAAAAGAGATGTTTCTTCTTCGAATGTACCTTTTTGTCGTTCTTCTATGTATTTTTTTGTTTCTGCTTCTAAATTATATATTTTTTTAACATAATCAAAATAATCATTATCAATTTGCACATTAGAAGGTAAAGACACAGTTTTACCATGTTGCGTTGTTGATATTTTTTTATAATGTTCAGTAAAAGCTTTTCTAATAAATTTTTTTTCATTTTCAGAAACAAATACTGAAGTATTTGCTAAATTAAAAATTTCTAAAGCATAACATACAAAAATATTGTAATAATCAAGTGTTCTCATTTTATAAAAATCTTCTTTTATTTTATTTACAATTCTATCCTTATCAGTATGCATTATTGCATCATTAAGAAATTCAATATACATATTAATAAATTCATTAAATGTTAATTTTTTTATATTTATCTTTCCAGAAATGAAATTATTTAAACTATCAATATAGTCTTGGAAATTGTTTATATTTTTAGATACATAAAATATATTTTTAATATAATTGTAATCTTCTTTAAGCATATAATCTTTATTTTTTAAAATATAATCCAAATCATATTTATGTGGTGGATATATAATTATAAAATTGTTTTTCACATGAGTTATTGCGTTGTCTATTTTATTTATCCATGTTTCAATTGGGACATCGGATAATTTTTTGTGTAAATTCTTTTTAATATAATTTGATTCATTTTTTTTATCAAATAATCCAATCGCATCAATAACATTTAATAAACAATTATACCAAAATGTAGAAAAAACAGTGCAATATCCTATATCTACACCTGCAGATAAACTTTGTGGTCCAATTAGACATGATGCTTCCTGTGTTTTAAATGTTATTTTATTTATAAACTGAGATGTTTTATCTTTATTTTCAATTGTTTTTTCTATTATATGTGAGATTTTTTTGTAAATTTCATTTATCTTAATAACATTGAATGAAAATCCGTATTTAGAACCATGTGGTTCATAATGGTATATATTAATTCTATCTATATTTCCATTATTATCATGTATTTTCTGTAAAAATAATTTATTTCTATGAGCATCTATATTTTTATTTTTATCGGTTATATACATTGTGAGATTTGAATACATAAAAGTACTATTACATAATTTTACTATAAAATTAAAAAATGTAAAAAAAGCAAGAGATTCATCAATATTAAATTGATTTAAATTATTATAATCATAATAATTAAAATAATAATAAATCATTTCATAATCAGTTTCATAAGGAATTTGACTTGTGGTATATATATTTTTCAATATTAAGTTTTTTATATTATTAAATTGATTGATGTCGTTGTTTATATTTAAATAATATTTTTCAAATTCCGACATTATTTCATTTTCTTTAGATTTTGGTATAGAAAGAATAAATCTATTTCTATCAGCATCTATTCTTAGATAAATAGAACAATATTCTGTTTTTTTAAAAAAGTCCTTGTTATTCTCGTAAAATTCTTTACTAAATGTAGATAGAAAATCCACTTTTTTTGTATTATACATATAAAAAAGTGTATTTGAGACAGAATAAGAAGGAACACTATGTTCAACGAAACGAAACAATTCTAATGCAAATTGATCTTTTGTATCTTCATAATATTTATTATTAAGTATATCTTTCGGAAAATAATATTTTTTATATTGAATTTCATCCAGCAACTTGATATTATAAATATCATAATTTGAAATTAATTTTTTTGTATCTTTATTATAGGAGAAACTAATTTTATTAACTTGTTTTTTTACAAGTTTCATAACAGTGTTATTTATTATTTTTTCTATTGATTCTTCTGGTTTTTGAATTATATCTTGAAATTTTTCCGTAGTGTATCCTAATATAGATTTATAATTTCCCATTTTTTAAGATTCGTATTTTTAATGATTATATTATATAAATATAAATTATTTTAAAATAATACATTTATATATTTTATTATAATTTATATAAATATAAAAAATGGATAACCATTCTATTTGTGTTGAATTTATAAAAAACAATAAAGAAAATGAAATTCTAAAGTTTATTAATATCGTAAAAAGTTATTATTATAACAATGAATTACTTGAAAATTCTATAAACTTTTTAAAAAAATCATTTCAATTGGAAAGTCAAAATGATGTTGAATTTTTCTTACAAAACATAAAAGATACAACTTATGATTATATTTGTGAATTTATAAAATCAAATGGTTTTGCGATTTCAAATGAAATAGGTATTATTCCACATCATAAAAAAAGCAAATTAGAAAAATTTATGGGTTCTCTGGATAAAATTAAAACTGAAGAAGATTTTATAAAGTGGACATTAGATAACACAACTAAAGATAATATTATAATCACTGAAAAATTAGATGGTATTTCTGCTTTGTTAACTATTAGTAAAAAAGATGTAAAATTATACACAAGAGGAAATGGAGAAATTGGATGCGATATAACTCATATTCTTAGATATATGGATATATATGAAAGTATAAAAATGTTCAGAACTACATTTCATGAAAAATTACAAAAAAATAATATAAATATAAGAGGGGAATTGATTATTCCAACAAACAATATAGAAACAAATATGAGAAATATAGTTTCTGGAATAGTTCATGTAAAAGATATAACTGATAATATTATAGAAAAAATCAAATTGGTTAATTTTGTTGCTTATCGTTTGTATGATTTTGACATTAATTTTTCAAAACAATTTGAATTATTACACAAATTTAATATGAAAATTCCACAATTTATGTCTGTTAAAACATGTAATATGAATAAACTTAGAGAGATTCAAAATATGTTTGTTAAAAATTCTAAATATCAAATTGATGGTATTGTAATTTCAGTTGATGGTATATTTGGAGATGATAAAACTGGATACAATCCAAAACATAGTATTGCTCTAAAACTAATAGGTAAAAGTGTTCAAACAAAAGTAATAGATATAGAATGGAATGTTTCTAAACATGGGTTATTAAAACCACGTATTCAAATTGAACCGATATGTATTAACGGAGCAAATATAAACTGGGTGACAGGAATAAATGCAAGATATATAGTTCAAAATAATATTGGAAAAAATACAATATTAGAAATAGAGAGAAGTGGAGATGTTATACCGAATATTAAAAGTGTAATTACACCAACAAAATACTATTTACCAGAAAATATAAAATGGGAATGGAATAAAACAGCAGTAGATATACAAGTAATCCAAAATCATGATGAAAACGAAAAAAATACAAATATGGAAATACAAAAACTAGTTCATTTTTTCAAAGAATTAGAAACACCAAATCTAGGACCTAAAACGATTGAAAATATCTATAATTCTGGATTTACTAGTATTCCACAATTTTTATCTCTTACTAAAACATCATTATTAGAAAATTGTGGATACAAAGATAAATCTGCAGAAAATATATTAAATGGAATTGATTTTTGCAAACAACAAATTTCAACTTATTTATCAAATACAAATAAAAAACATATATTAATGTATGCTTCTGGATGTTTTGGTTTTGGAATTGGAAATAAAAAATTAAAAATAATTCTAGAAACATTTCCAAATATAGAAAATGAATACGATTATAACGAATTAGAAAAGATAGAAACATCAATTAAAAAAATAGATTTAATAACTAAAATAAAATCAGTAAAAGGAATACAAGAACAAGCAGAACCATTCATTGATGGAATTTCAAAATATAATTGTTTTATAAAAAATATATCAAAACATATAATTACAACTCAAAATAATACCATTATACATAAAAAAGAAAATACTATAAATAATACAGTAGATAATAATGTTTCTAATATAAAGATAAAAAAACAAAATATAACATTTACTGGTTTTAGAGATTCTAAACTCAAAAAATTACTAGAAGATAATGGAAATGAAGTAAATGATAATGTAACTAAAAGTACAACTTTACTAGTTTATAAAGGTGATAATAGTTCATCAAAATGCGAAAAAGCTAAAAAAATAGGAATTAAAATAATTGATTACGAGACATTTATGAATGCTTTATAAAACAATTGTAAAAAATCTTAAAGACACCATAATAATATATAAATAAAAAATGTTATTCAGTGGATATTGGACCTTATTTTCTTGTATATTATATAATTTTTTATACAATGAAAATGAAGAGAAGAATATTGAAATTGAATTTGATAAATATAATTTTAGTAATTGTATGGAAACATATATTATAAAACCTATATTTTATATAGTATCTTACATATTAATAGTCATAATGTTGTTGTTATTTTCTATTGTAAAAATTATAAAATATACAATAGAATTTTTAATGGATTTTATAGATAAAGATGAAACAAAATTATACGATAGACTTGTTTATCATCAATAATTAACTTGACATTTTATATTTTAATATATAAAATATAAAATGAAATTTATAAAAAATTATATTATAAAAATTAATACAAATGAAATTATATTTGAGTTTCCACGATATACATTTTTATAATATATTTTAGTGTTTGGTTCACAATTATGTATTTGTTTCTCAAAATTATGGAATTCGTAATTAAACGGAACTTTAAGAATAATTGAATATACATTGTAGTTTGATTTTAATATTTTTTTTACAATCTCAATTACATTATAATTTTCAGGACTTTGTTCAATTATATTTTTATTATCATAACTAGAGTGTAAATACAATGAAACTTTTGTTTTTATTCTATAATCTTTTCCACCCCAAGGTGCATCTATAAAAACAATATCTGCATTTTTTATGTAATCCAGATATTGTACAAAATCTAAATTATAAGATTGTGTTTTATTATTTGGATCAGTTAGTTTATCAATTGAATATGTTTTTGTTAAATATGAAAAATTAAGTAAATTAGAACATAAAACATCATATGTTTTTTTATCTTTCTCGAAAGATATTAAAGTTGCATCTTTAAAATTATATAGAAAATTTATGCTATCTACACCAATGTGTGCTGTTGCATCAACTATTTTTTTTATACAATCTGTATTTTTATAAATTGTTTTAAAATGAGTATATACTTGTTTTACATGCCATGGCATTAATGAGTTTTCTTCACTTATTGTTGTAATATTAAATAAATCATAATTTATAAAAGTGTTATACCTTGTGATTCTTTTAGGAAATTTTTTTTCATATTTAATAGTTGTATATTCACCTTCTGTATAATCTGTATATTCTTTTATCATGTTAGAATTATAATTTCCTTTACAACACAAGTGATTTATATATAAACTGTTATTTTTCATTTTTTTCACATAAATATTAGATTAATATTTTCTTTTAAATGTTTTAGAAAAGTATGATGATAAATCTTCTTTTTCATCCTCCTCATCTTCTTCACTTTCTTCTTCACTTTCTTCTTTTTTTTCCTTGTCTTTGCTTTGAGTATCTTCAATTATGATTTTATCTATTGAATTTTTCTTCTCTAATTCAGATAAGGTTTCGTCTATATCTAATGTTTCAAATACTTCTTCTAAAGCTTGTTCTATATCGTCATCGTTTTCAACTTTTTCTAGAATATCAGTTAAATCATCTTCTATGTTTTGTTCTCTGAATAATTCTTTAACTTCTCTGTTTAATATTTTTAGAGTTTTATAAGTCTTATTTTCACCTTCTATACGAGATATTACATTTAATAATTTAGTGTTTCTATCCAATTGTGAGAAAATAAATGTAGGAAGAGTTTTTATTGCAAAATAATCTGAAAATACTTTGTGTACATCTATATCTATATAGATAATTGTCATGTATTTTTTATAATTGTCGAAAAGAAACTTTCTGTTTTTTTGTGAATATAATTTATTTTGTATATTTTTACTCAATTTTGACCATTTAGATACAAAAACAATCATTAATAAATTATCTTTTTCGTTATCATCCAATACATTATCAATTTCATCATAGATAGATGATTTAGGAAGTTGTATATTATCATATATATGATAATTATTTTTTGTGGATTTTATCCATTGTAAAACAGAATATTTTCCTTTTAGAATAATATTGTTATTTTCCATACTTTCTTTAAAATCATCTATATCTTGATAAAAACTAGGAATATATTGTAATTGATTATATGTTAATAATCCGTTTTTATCTCTAACTAATTTGAGTTTTAAATTGTATATTAATTTATTTAGTATATTTAAATTGGGTAATGGAAATCCAAAATTATCGTTTATTTTGAAGTTGTCTATTTTAAAATTTCTTTGTTTTAGTATCAATTTGTTATAATCTATATTTTTTATATCTGTAATCAATATATTTCTATTTATAAAATCACGTAAATAGATATTATCTATTTTCTCAGGTTTATATTTATTATAATCAATTGAAAATAAATAGAAAAAATACTCTATAATCATTCTAGAAACACTCTTATTAAAAGTATATTCTTCTAAATTTGAGAGACCTATACTCGTAGATATACCTATAGTAGTTGAACCATCAGAGTGTTTCTCTAGAATTGGAAATTCTAGAGGATTATCTTGAATTGTTCCTTTAACATTTTCTGGTATTATAGGAATATAAAATGTAATGTTATTTTTTTCACATTCATATCCATACATGATTCCATTTTTTACATTTTTTTCATAATTTATATTTTCATTTCTAAAAAATTCAATACATTTATCTTTTGAAGTAAATTGATTTATTTTACTAAACGAAATATTATTTTGTTTAATATTTAAACCTAAAGATGGAAGAGGATCAGTTATCATGAATAATTCACTTTTCAATTGACCAAGTCCTTTTAATGTTATATTTACAGTTTTTCCATATTCATCTGTTCCGTAATTTACAATTTCATATTGTTTAAATAATTTTTTTATATTATCAAAAGTTTTAACAGGGTACATACTTTTAAAACATTTATCAATTGTTTCTATAAATTCATTGTATCTAAATAAATATCTATTATTACCATCATCGTCTACTTGAAAAATTATTTCACACTGAGGATATTTTAGATTGTCAGATTCTGTTCCTATATTTTCATATATAAAAATAAATGGAAGTTCTTTGTTGTATTCAAAATTAAGATATTTTTTACTATAATGAGGACAAGATAAAACACCATCTGGAAAAATTTCATTTCTTGTAAAAATAATCAAATTACAATTCAACACTTCTTGTAAAATACCATGAAATAAATGTGGATCAAGATATTTATCTTCTGATAATCTTTGTAAAAGATTTATATTATATGTTTCTTGCAATAACATTATATTATTTTTTTTTATCAATTCAGTTATAGTTTCCTTTATTTCATTTATATATTCAAGTTTATCACTATTGTCAAGATCATTGTATTTCTTTTTACGAACTGATAAAATAGCATCAATTACACTATTTACTGAACGCATAGAACCTTTTCTATAAAAATCGCATTTAGGATTGATTGAATGTAAAAATGAAATTATATCTTTTGGTAAAAGACCTATTCTACTTGGAGCTGCTGCTTTTTGTGTTTTAATAATATGTTTTGCTTCATCTGATTCGTCCTTTTCTAAAAAGTATTCTTTTATTTCATTAAAGTTCATATTTTTATTACCATAATATAAATCATATGGTGAATTTAATTTAGCACTTTGATCAGATACAAAACAACAAGGAACAACGGGGATTTTATCAAAATTCTCTAAATTGTTTCTTTGAAGACCTGGATATAAGTTGTTTTGTTTGTTTTCTAAACATGAATAGTAAAATTGATTACCTTCTTCTTCAGTTTTAGGATATAACATTATATGTTTTTGTTTCTTTTTATCTTCTTCTGTGGCATTTTCACCAAAATACTTTTCGATTTCTTTTTCATTCAATACTTTAGGTGCATTCTTTTTCTGACAAATTCTAGCATACCCAGGAATAAATTTTTCAGGATCTATATCTTTCAATAATTCTTTTGTTCTAACATATCTTTTTTGTTCTTTCACTTCTCTTTGTTTACTTAATAAATCATTTATATTTGGTAAAAAATCCTTATAATCACTTATAATCTTGTCTTTTGTATTTTTGTATATTTGGACTACTCTGCTAAATATTTCTTTAAATTTAAATGCATCACTTTTTGAATTACACCTTATAATTTTAATATTAAGATACGGTGTTCCTGGTTTTAAATTCACAATATCTTTTGACATTATTTTTGTATCTGTTTTCTCTATCTTTTTTTGCATTAAAGAACACGCTATATAATTTTGTTTTGTTTCACTTGGATCTGGAATAAAATAGAAATATAAATTCTTTTTAATTTTCTGTAAAGATATTCTTTCATCCAGTTGAAAATATTGTTTTAAAATTGGATTGTTAAACATCATATCTTGGAAAATAGGAAAATCAATAATTTGATTTGGAATGATAAATTCTGATTGTATCTGTGTTTCTTTACCTCCATTCACTAATTCAAGATTAATTGTAAATGACGAAAAAACCCTTTGTAACAATTCTTCTTCTGTTATTTCACAGTTTATATCATTTTCTATATATAAATATACTTTATTTTCTGTTTTTAATGTCTTGATATTTTCTTCTTTTTCTAATATCAATAAATTCTTTTCAAATTCTATTTTTTCTTTTTCTTTTTGTTCATTCTCCTTTTCATCTTCTTGCTCCTTTTGTTCCTGTTTTTTTTCTTTTTCTTTAACTCCTTTACGTTTTATTTTTTCTTCACTTTTTTTGTCTTTTTGAGAAGATATTCCAATATCTATTTGTTTTAATTTTTGTTTTAGTTTTTCTTCTTGTAATTCTTTTTCTTTTTTTTTAGAAAGATAGTCTTCCCATGCTGATTCAAATTTCAAAATAACTGTAGTATAATCATTATCTTTTTCTTTTTCGTTGATATTTTTAGATTTTTTATTTGAAACTTTCAATATCAAAATATCTTTTCCTTTATTTGAACCATAATTAAATTCATCATTTAAAAATACCCACTTAGGTATAGGTTTAAATTCATTTTGTATTTTATAAAAATCTCTCAAAACAACAAATGGAACTTCATCATTTAATTTTATAGAATCGTAAAATAAAAATGCATCTGAATTGGTTTTATATATAAATTGTTTTTTGACTTTTGTTATTTCTAGTTTAGTTGTTGATGATTTTTCATATTTTTCAAAACTTTCAAGAATTTTTGTTTCGTAATTAATTGTCTCTTTATAGTTGTCTATTTTTTTTCTTAAAGTTTTGAGATATAATGGTATATGATTTTCTAAATAATTCATATTTACATTATTTTGAGTTAAAAATTCATCGAGTGGAAAAAATCCTTCATTTGTAAAATGAGGTATTTTTGAATCAAATTTAATAGAACACCATAAAGCAGAAAAATCTAAAATATTCATTCTGAAACCATTTTTTTCTTCTTCTCTAGACGCTTCGTTTAATTCATATATTTTTCCTATGTCTGAAATTTGTGCTTTTTGTATTAAATCAACAATATTTATTGTTTCATATTCATTTTCAACTGATAATATGTCTTTTTCTCCTCCATTTTTTATTTGTTTTAAAATTATGAATTCAGGTATAACTTTATGATATGTAAATGCATATCTTCTTTTAATACTGTGAATATTATCCAAAGAATATGTCTTGAAAAATTTACCGTCAATCTTCATTTTTACTTATTATTATATTTTTATAAATATAATAATATAACTTTTTTATTCAAAATATTTATATAAATATTATTTTATATATCTTCTTCTACATTTTTGTTTTTCTGGATCTTCATCCCAAGTCCTTGTTACTTTACAATACGAATCAAAACATTCATTTTCTATGTTTAAAAGAGAATTACATAATGGACATTTATTTTTTTTGTATAATATATTATATTCATATAAACATTTATAATGAATAGTATGACTACAATCAAATTTGATGTATTCTTTTCCTAAAAAAACATTTTTATCTTCGTGTAATGTATTTATACATATAGGACAAAAAAAATCATCTGGAAATTTAAAATCTAATAATGTATATTTACCCATTTCGTCTTCGTACACTTTGTTATCATTTTTTTCGTTTTTTTCTTCATCCTTTTCTTCATCCTTTTCTTCTTTCTTTTCATTTTTGAATAAATACATAAAAAAATTTATTATATCCATTTTATATTTTTTTTATATATTTTTATAACAATATAATTATAAAATGTCTCAGAATATATTTGAAAACAATAATGAATATGAAAAAGCTGAAGAATTTATAGATTCACAATATGATGATTTTTCAACTCAAGATTACGAAGTAGATGAGTTGAAGTATATTCAGGACAATGTTGAAGACAATGTTGAAGACAATGTTGAAGACAATATTGAAGACAATATTGAAGACAATATTGAAGACAACGTTCAAGAAGAAACTTATAGAAATTCTTCAATTGAACCCAAAAGAGAAATTGAAGACAAGATAAATAATATTAATACAATTTATACAATAGAACAACAAAAAGAATTAAATGAATCAATTTTTTCATCTGCTTATAAAACAGTAAAGCACATGGAAAATATAAATAAAGAAAATAATAATTTTGAAAATTCAAAAAAACAAATATCCAGAAATCTTGACCCAACTTATATTTATTCTCATATATATAGAAACATGAAATCTAAAGATGACGAAAAAGTTCTTGACGAATATGAAAAAATAAGAAGAGATTTTGCTTATTCACTTGATTTTATTTTTTATATTGAAAAAGAATATTATAATATACCAAAATATGAAAATAAAGAAGAGATTACTCAAAAGTTGGTTTCTTGTAAATTCAATTATGAAACATATATTAAAAATTTGTCTGAACTTTTAAAAAATAATGACATTACGGTTTCTATGTTGTATAATTTTAATTCAAAAAGTTTATATTTTTTAGAATTATTTAATGAAGACTTGTGTGATATTGCATATAGATTAACATCCTATAATCCTAGTTTCAAAGATAGTTCTGTTTATAAACAGTATGTGACACCTACATTTTGTCAAAAAACATATATTAAGATTTCAAAAGGCGAAATAGAATTAAGAAAACAATCACTTAGAAATAAATTACGTATTTTAATAAAAGATTATATTGGTTATTACACAATAAATACAACAAAAAAGATTTTTAATTTTTTCAAGGCAAAATCTATAGAGAGTGCTTTGTATATCACAAATTTAAAATGTTTTAAATTAATTGCTGTTCAATTAGCAAAAGATTCTGGTGATATGTTAGCAAGATCCATATATGAAGGTAAATTTGTAAATATTTATGAAAATTATTTATCAGAAAAAGATAATTACATAAATTGGGAAACAAGTAGTATAGTTCTTATGATACAAATTTTGGGAATTGTTTTATGTAAAGCTAGTTTGAATCAATATAACAGTATGAAAATAATTCAATATATAACAGATACAATTTTAGATTTATGTAATATGATAACACCTATACCATTTGTAAATATTTTTTACGGAACTGTAAAGAAAATTCTTGGAAGCGTATATATAACTCTAGGTTATTATGGCAATTATATAATGAAAACAAGTTTTAGAGTATTTGTATACTCTATCTTTTCGTATGCATGTGGAATGAGTGTTAAATTTGTAAGGGACCCAAGAACAACAGCCGTTGAACTTGGTGTTAAGTTTGGACAGAATTTTTTAAAAGCATTAGATGTACTATTGAAATATATTGAAGATAACATAAAAAATATACAAGAGTATTCAGTTGTAGAATTAGAAAAATTCTACTCTGAACTTAAAAAACCGATTTATAATCTTCTAGATAATGGGTTTGAAGTTATAAAATCTAAATTAAAAAAGGGATTTGAAGAAAAGTTTCCAATTTTACCATCAAGAGTAAATCCATTCAATTTACTAAATGATTATAAAGGTGGTGAAATTGTTTTTGGAAGTAAAATGAATTTGATAGCAGAACCAACAAAAGAAACTTTAAAAAAAACTATAGGTATTGCTGCTACTGTAAGTGTAGGTAACACAATAGAAGATTTATTTATAAGTGATAATGATATTGAAAATTCAGAAGAATTAATTGAAGAAATAGATGAGTTTGTTGAAGATACAAAAAAAACAATAAAAAAAGACAAAAATGTAAATGAAAATGATATTGAACAGTTTTCCGAAAAAATTGCTACTATGATTATTTCTGAAACGACAAGTATTATAACCGATATAAAAGACAAATTAGGCGAAAATGATATAAAAAATAAAATTAACATGTTATCTGAAAAATCAATTGAAAATATCTCCAAACAAATATTCAATGAAATACATAAAAATATAGACGATGTCAAACTTTTAGGTAACGGAGAATATGATAAATCGTCAAAAAAGGAATATTATGACAAAAAATATGAAAAAGAAAAAGAAAAGGAAAAAGAAACTTTCAATTTAATTAAAGATATACTTAAAGTTATTGGTGAAATATTAAATTCAGTAAAAGATATAACTATCAATCAGTTAGTAAAAATTATAAAAATAAAATCTAGAAACTTATTACAACAAACTTATGATAGTTTAAATTCATACATGATAGGTGTTAAAGAATATGCTGGTTCTTGTTTTATTACTCTTTCTAACATAACACTCGGAACTATTATGAGTAAAATAAATTACATTTGTGATAACATTATGAACTTTAAAGATTACTTAATGGATATATATTTTGCTTTTGATTATATGGACGAATTAATACACAATATTTATGATTTTGGTTTTTCAATTGGTTCTACAAATTTTATGATATCAACAGGAACCAACTTTGTTAAGAAAATACAATTGAATAAGGAAAAACAAGAACAACAAAAAAAATATGAAGAAACAAGAAAAAGAATGAGAGAAATACCTACAATTAAGGAAGAACTTAAAGAGTTTCATATACAGAAAAAACAACGTCAATAATAAATTAGTTATTTATATAATTATATTTCAAAATATATATAT